TCAAGGTTCTCCAAAATCTTTTTGTATCTAGACTCTTCTCCAGATGTAAGCGTTCCAGTCATTAAACGCTGGTGAGAAATAAGGGCACGCATGGAGTCATAGCGAGTCTCTTGTTCCATGTTGCTCATCTCAAAAGATTGAAACATAGGAACCTTGCGTTGCTCTCGGTGAATGTTCAAAGCAATCTGCAAAGCAAGGGTTGACTTACCAGTCTTTGGTGGAGCAATAACAACAATCAACTGACCGTTTTGTAATCCACTGGTTGCTCTATCAATAGTGGGAAACCCAGTTGGGTATCCACGTAAACCGTTAGGCAAGTTCTTACGCTCTTGGTAATCTTCCCAACGACGCATAGGTTCGTTAGTTAAATCAAGGTCGCTAGTTCCGCTTAACCCATCATCATCAATCTTGATAAGACCACGCTGTAAACGAAGTAATGCCTCTTCATGGTCAGAACGCTTATCAATAGATTCAATAGCATCACGAAGCATGTTAACAGTTGCAAACTTACGTCGTGCTTCAACAACTGCATCTAGTAAGTAATCAAGACTGTCCTCTGACTGAGCAAACTCATACGTTGGATAGTTGTCTTTAAGAATCTCAAGGCTTGGGCACTCACCGTATTTAGAGAAGTGGTCGCGTACCTTAGTCCAGACGCGCTTGTCGTCTTCATCGGCAAACCAATTAGCGTTTACATTACGCATAAACAGAGGAGTTAAGTTCTTTTCAAGAACTGCTTTACTAAGAAGCTTCTTTTCATTGTTCATTGAAGTAAGTCCATTCCCCAGCTTCCGTAGCGCAACAATCTATCAGGCCTATCCATAACACCAACAACATCTGGTCTATATGGCAACTCTGCTATTAGGTGGTCGATAGAAGAGTAGACCGTAGCATAGCGAAAGGGGTTCGTGCCAATTTTCTCAAGGTGTTCAATTAAATCGTCTAACTCATCCTCGGTCATATCAAAGGAAACAAGCTCGTAGGTATATTCGCTTCTTGTAGCCCATAAGTAAAGACGGCTTAATATTTGAGAATTAAAAGTATATTTTTTTTCAATCTTGGGGATTATCTTAAAAACTTTTTTGACAGAAGTTTCCCAATTAAGTATGCCGTCTGTTGTAACAAGCACCCGCCTAGTAAATGCGTTGCTTATATCCCCCTTGTACATGTTTAATAAACCTCTATTTTTCCAAATCTAATAATGAACTCTCTAAACGCATCTGTAGATTCTTGAGCCTTGTCGGCTTCCTCTTTAGTTGCCTTTTTAGAAATTTCTAACGGATAAGCGCCACCATTAGTACTAATGCGGGCGTTTACAAAACGAGAATGTTTGCAAGTGTGTCTGCCATTAAATCCTGGGCACGAGCAAATTAAGTCTCCTTCTAAGGTACTGCTGACTTCGTATATTGCAGGGCTTGGACTCATAGACTGGCTCAAGAAAACTTGTATAAGTTTTGTTTCTTGGGCTTGCATATTCTTCTTCCTCATTTCCGTAAATCCCCTTTTGGAGATTTTAGTGCAATAGGTACGAAAGCTTCTCGGGCAAAGCTCTCTGTAGCAGGACCATAAACGGCTCCCCATGCCTCTAAAGGTATGTTTGAGGTAACAATAGTAGGTAGGCCGTTATTAAACCTAGTTCTAAGGACGTGGTGAAGCATTGTTTTTTGCCACCCAGACCCAGACATATGTTCTTTGCCTACATCGTCAATAACCAAGACGCGGATGTTGTAGGCATCATCTACTGACTCCCCAAGGATTCCGGCAAATAAAGACTGCTCATCATCTGTAGGGTCTTCCATAAGAGAGCCCTTCAAATCAAGCAAGGCGCTAAAAGTTAAAAAGTAGCAAGGACGAACAAGGGTTTTGTTTGCCTCAGGGGAGAAGGCTTCATAAGGAAAGCGACGAAGGATGTCTTGCAAAATTACCAAAGCCAAAGTTGTCTTGCCGTGCCCGGGCTCTCCGTAAAGCATAAGACCCTGACCACAACTTGTCTGACCCTTAGATTTAATAACCTTGCCAGCCTCGACTGTAGAAACCCACTCTTTAATTATCTCAACGTCAGATGAGATAACACCATTGCAATCTTTAAACTCCCAACCCTGACGGTTGTAAGGAATGGCTGCAATCTTTACCCATGAACGGCGTCGAAGTTTTAATTCATCTACGTTAAACATTTCCCCTCAATCTAGCAAGCGCCTTCTCTTTAAGGCGAAGCTCTTCATCGCTTTCTTCTGTGGAAATCATAGAACTCTTTGCTTGCAAAACGTAACTTGGAAATCTGGTAACGAACAACTTCCAAAGATGTTCTGCGTCGTCGTACTTTTCAAAATCAATACTACCGAAGAACAAATCTAAGATAGCAACTTCTACAGCGCCATTAGTATCATGCTTTTTTCTAAGAGTTGCAAGGGCTGGAATAAAACGGCTGTTGGTAACCGACCACGGCTTAATGCTCCAGACGCGGTAGATGCGGTCAGCAAACTCGTAGCCAACATCTGTGCACGTCCACTTCTCGGCAGGAACGGAATGACGGCTTAAACGCTTCTTATGGTTCTTGGCCTTTGCATCCTCGTACTCAGACTTCTTAGCGTCTTGAGTCTTCTGGCGTGCCTTAAGAACTTCATCATCGTCAATGGACGATTGCTTTTCAAAAAACTCATAGCCCATGCTATTCACCTCAATGTTAATCGTTTGGAACTCTTCCACCGACGGAGTCGGTGTATCTGGTTTACTTATAAGCGAATTAGCAAATACAGAGTTATTGCTATTCTGCACTACAAGGGGTAACGATAGTTCGGCTGTCAGACGGTCTGAACCCAAGACCGTTAGATAGTTCTTCTTAACAATACTAGCCCCAATTTTCTGGGTCTTCAGTTCAATGTAGCCAAACTCTCGCAACTCTTTTAGTGCCTTGAGCGCGGAATGTCTCCCAATTTGCCAATGACTCATCACGGACTCTGCTGAGATATTTAACCCAGCGTTAGCCTTGACAAGTATTGCTAGTGCAAGAGGGGAGAGGTCGTTCACTTATCCTCTTTTAGTTTCTTGGCTAGTCGGTCGACAATTAAATCAATGAAGCCGTCAATAGCCGCGTAGATATCATCTACTGCATCGTCGTACTCTTCCTCTTCACCTTCTTCAACGTCTTCGTCTTCTGGCTCTTCGTAGTCCTCTTCATCTTCAACTACAACTGGCGTTTTTTCCGTAGAAGCCTCACTAGCGGGCATTGCTGGGGTAGTAGAGCGGGCTATGTTGTCAGCAGCGGTAATTACTGCCAATCCGTCGCAAAGGTCGTAAGAAGGAAGCCCGTAGGTTTTACAGACTGAAAGGGCGTCTGAACAATCTGGGTCTTCATCACTCCAAAGAATAAAAACATCAGCCTCTTTAAACGCCTGAATAGATTCATCAATAGGTTTAGCGGTCTCAACCATAGTTGCGTGAGAAATGCTATCTAAGAACGCACCTGCGTTTGCGTAAACAATTACATCAATCTTCTGTTGCTTAGCTTGCTGTGCAGCCCATACTTGGCCTTGACTTGGCTTTGAATTAAAGGCAAGAACTAAAGTTCCTTCTTCGCCTTTTGCGTAGTAGTGGTCTGACATTAGGGCTTCAACATTGGCCCTACTCGTCGCGCCACTACCAGTCATTACTACTGAATATTTACCCATGTGGACTCCTTAAGACGGTGGAGTCGCAGACTATACCTGAATTACTGTTCGGGTCTAGTTGGCTTTATAACGGCGGGTTTAAAGGTAGTCATACGGTCTGCAGCCACTGTGATAAAAAGGGACAAAAAGGCCGAAGCAACCATCATGGCTAAAAACGTTGTGATGTGGGTCACGCCAATGAGAGCGAGTCCACCAGCGGAAAATATTAAAGAAGCTAAAGCCTTAAACATCTTAAGGTCTACTAGCTGGTCAATAACAGCAAGAAAAAAAGCCGAAAAACAAGAGGCTACTAGTAGTTCAAACATGGCTAAATACTATCAGACGTCAGGATTGGCAAAATCTATTTGAAACTTAGTTCCCTCAGTTAAGTAATTTGGCAGGTCTATGTTTAATCGGCCTTGTACGGTTAGGCGATTTTTA